ATAAAGTGATTGAAGACGAACCAGAAAATTATATCACGGTGTACAAGTTATTTTATAATAATACTAGTGGAGAACATGTAGTAGAAGACGAATCATTGAAAGAACATATAATTGTGTTATGTGATGAGGTTGAGGAAGATGATGAAATTTAATATTTTTGAATATACCATTTATAATCACCTGGGCAACTATAAGATGATGGAGGTCCTCCGTGATCTAGTTTGAGGGAGTCATCTTCCATTACAATACTACGACAGCCGTTTGTATCATTCATAATTCTGATGTAGCTATCAGTAGATATCATATTATTATTTATTTTATTTATACTGGATTCTAGAGAACTTATTTTCATAAAGAGGTATACTGCAATAATGATAGCAACAAGGGAGGATACTATTGTGTAGTAATTCATAGTTTATTATGTATAACATTATTAATATAAAGCCGTCATTTATTGCAATAAATGTCAACTTTTGAAATAGACCATGAAATAGATAGGCTCGTGGATAAGTTTGCTGACGAGCTTAAAGCTAGATTAAAGAAATCTGTAATTCGCAGTGAGAAGCAGATGCTTAAACAGTATATCGCTAGTCAAAAGCAGACTAGTCAAGAGACAAAAGAATTAAAAAAAACAAGACCAAAAACAAGTGATGGATATGCCCGGGAGAGAAGGTATCAAGCGAGTCCCAGGGGAAAGAAGAAAACTCAGCCTGTTTATGATTCATCAGGATCTGACTCTTATAGTGATAGTGGGTCTGAATATAGTGACTAAATTATGGGGTATTTATACTATTCATGTAGTATAAATACATTATCATTTTAGATACTACCGTAAGTTTCGGTGTAGTCTGGGTTGTATCTATTGTGGTGGAAATCCCAGTAGTCTTGACATCCAAATTTCCATCCGTTGGGTACCATGGGGGCTTTCCAGTAGTATACACATTCTTGCCAAGTATTAGTTTGTGTAGCACCGTGGATATAGATGGCGCAGTAATCGTCTGTTAGTTGGTCCATGAGTTCGCAGAAGGTGTTAAAGTCGGGGATGATGGAGGCGTAATTTTTATAAAGGGCCTCCCTGTTTTTGAGGAGGGGTTCCCTGAGGATAAAAATTCCGTCAACATTTGTTCTGATAACGGGTTTAACATCCATAGCGTACTGGAGAGATAGGATATACATCATTTTCCAATGTCTCCCTTTTTTGTATAGGGCTTGTTGTAGGGGTCTATTAAAGATTTTGGGGTCATCAGTGCAGTCGTCTAGGATCATGACAGCCCATGGATTGGGGAGGTGGTGGTGGGCTAATTTTTGTCTTTTGATAAATTCCTTAATTTTTTCTTCATCGTATTCATTAAAGACAAATGTGCTTGGCATAATTTGTCTGTAGGCATGGTTACTGTCTTCAGACCCGCTCATGGCCATCCCCACGGGGAAGATGTGTTTTTTGGAGTGTAAGAGGGCTTTAATGAGTGTACTTTTTCCAGTGTTTCTGACGACGTCGCAAGATCCCAAGAGGAATCTGTGGTTACCGTCTAGGGTGAAACCGTAGTAATCCCCAGGACCTTTCTTTACTAGGGAGAAAGGGGTTAAAAGGTTTTTGATTTTGTTTGTGTGTTCCATGAATGTGAAGTTATTAGAAGGGATAGTTTGAAGGGGTCCACATATGACTACGCGATATTTTGTGATAACACCGTCTCCGTCGCTATATTTACATGTATATTTCTTTGCGAAAAATCCTAGGGTTCTGGAGATGTAGACGATATCGTCTACAAGATTTTCGTTATAATATGTGATTTCGTATGTGTTGTGTCTTGGGGTGTAAACACCGGTAGCATCTATAAGTCCTGCTAGGACTTTTAGGCGTACATCCCTATTGTTGAATTTAAATTCTTCTGGTATAGATGAGGATACTAGATTTCGTAAATTGAGTGTATCAACGTCTCTTATGTATTCATCATATTTAGAAATAAAATCAAGAAGGGCATCTTCTACATCTATGTCAATTTGGAAACCTAGCCATAGTCCTAGGATATATGGGTTGATGGGAGTTTGTTGATGGGGGAAGTTGACTGGAGATCTAAAGATTCCCCATTTCTTTTTCCACCCATTGTCCATCCCTATGTAGTCTTGTACAGATATTTCTATGACATCATTTTGGGGATTATTAAGGTCTTTTAGTACTAGTTTGTGTTCTTTGTTTACCACATAAGGTTCAGCTTCTTTTACATTATTGGGTATTACTTCGTACATGTCGCTGTTATTTTTGCATAATTCTAGGACAGTTCTGGGTGTATTATCATCTCCCATGATTATTTGACCAACTTGTACGTTTTCAACATTACAGAGTGTACCGTCGTACATCATAACTGGTGTACCGGGGGCAAAGCATCCGGGTTTACCTACGACAACAATTTTGCTTCCTCCGTTATAATTGGGGTCATTTGCTCTAGAAGATATTGGTGGTATAATATCAGGGTCTAGTTCTTTGATTTCAACTATACTCATTTTAGAGTGATAAAATGACCGTTTAAATAACTATCAAAATAACATATTTTGATAGTATAAAGTTCTATGACGTTTGTACTTATAAGGGGGTTTAAGAGCACTACAATATGGAAAGCATTTTTACTTAATTCTTTGGTATCTGCTTTGGTAATTGTGATAGCAATTAGTGTAAAGAGTCATTTGGATAATTGGAAGGTGACTGGTACAGAAGATGATCCATCTGATCCTAATTACGAGGCAAAAAGGGAGACGAGTTTTAAGAGTATTATTGTAACAATAATTGTTGCATTTTTGGCAAGTATGATAACGTATGTTGCAATGTATTATACAGTAGGTTTTGGGGGTGGTATGATGGTATCACCAACAAAATAAACTTTACAAAATCTAAATCAAGGTGGATAACCTGGATCTTGTTTATTTTCCTCTTTTTTTCGTCTTTCAGTTACTTTCCATAATGAAATATTTGTTTCATTATATTTACAGGTTGTTGTGCATTTACATTCTGTTCGGTGTTTAAATAATTTTGGATTTGTAAAGATTGCGTTAGGTATATTACAGAGGGCTGGTACATTACTAGGTACACTAGGTAATCTTCTTAATATAAAGGATGTATGGGTAAAAAATGCATTATGTATATATATTCTTATATTCTTCATTTTTATATATAGTTATCTTTTTAGAGTAGAATAAGCTGGTTTTGGTATTTTAAGTACTTTCTGTGGAGTATCAGCTTTTTCAGTTGGTATTTCTTCTTCATGGTTTTTGCTAGTGTATAGGAGGATTCCAAGGGCTACTATTAGAGCTGCAAGGAGGGAGTATAGACATACGAGGGGTGTATTAATTTGTGTTTTATCCCCGTTTATAATTTTTTGTACCCATGTGGGTTTTGTGGTGTATAATACAACAACACATACTATGAATGTAATTGGAATACTGATAAGCGAATTACGCATGGCATTAGTTAAGTGCATATTGTTCTATTTTATACTATAAAAATAAGTATAAAATAAGTATAAAATATAAGAGCGGGTTAATCATCTTCAAAAGCGTGTGTTTCATATTCAACAAGTTCCTTACTTTTAACGTAGATGGATATTTTCCCTAGGGATCCCACACTAGTTCTAAACAACAATGGGAGGTTGTTGTGAGCAGGGAAAATTTGCATGGTGTGACCTAACCCTGCTAGTTTTGTGATCCGTGTGAGTTGATCGGTTGAGAAAGTGGCTGCGTATTCAGTATTTTCATCATCAGAGTCTTCATCATCAGAGTCTTCATTTTCCCCAAAAGCTACCTTCCTCCTGAGGATTCCGTCGGCGTCGGCTATGAATTCAATGTGGAAATTCCTTGCGACAACATGGATATTAGTACTTCCGATGCTGGATAGGTCTTTGCACATTTTCTGAAATTCTGCAGAGGGTACAATGACAGGTTTGTTATAACCAGCAGGTGTATCAATATCTAGATTTTGGATGGTTTGGATTTTAATATTAGAAGTAGTTATACGTGTATTTTCTTTTGGTATAGTTTTGATACCAAGTTCGTTTGAGTTTTCAGAGTTAATAAAAAGCTGGAGGGAGTCTTTTTTCTTAATGGATTTTAGCATTTTGTGGAAGTGGTTGAGGTTAAGGCCGAGACAGAAAGGGTCTTGGAGTTTAAATTTGTACATGCTAAAATTTTCAGCAAGCATGTCCATGTCTACTAGGGTTTTGCGGTGGTGGTCAAACATCCTTAGGGATATACCATTTTCAGAGACTTTAAAGCAACCAGTTTTTAGGTTATTAGCTAGGAGTTCAGCCAATACTTTAACATGATAGGCTTCTCCGGTTTTGCATTTAAAAGTAATTGTCATTTTTATATCAAAAATTACAACCTTAAACCAGTTAAATCAAAAAATATGTACTTAGAATAAATGGAAGATATAGCATATCTAGAAGATCATGACTTTGATTCAAGGGGGAAATTATTAATTTCCCCTGGGAGGCCTGTATTTGTGTTTGTATATGCCTCGTGGTGTCCGTATAGTATGGATACACTTTCGTCGTTTCAGGAGTTTTCTAAGGATAAGGGGATGGAGGTATTGTGTGCGGCTATACAGGTGGATGGTGAGAGATATTCAGAGAGATTATTGGGTAAGAGGATAAAGAAGATTATGCCTGGATTAAGGGGATATCCAGAGTTTGTGTTGTATAAGGGGGGATTATATTCTCAAGATCTTAAAAAACCTGTAGAAATAAAAGATCGTAATATTGAATCAATATATAATATATTTAAGAGTCTTAATAAATAGTTATTTAGTATAAATGTTACAATTTAATGGAAAAGAGTTCCTCGTGTATGATATGGATACACGAGAAGTCATAATAGATCGTCTTGCAGTATTATATAATACTATTCCACGGTTTCTATATTTTACTACTGCGCTACCTGAACCACCAGGTATTTTATCTGGTAATTATACAGTCGTAAATGTGCTTAATATAATAAAACACAATTCTAAAAGTTTGGAATTTTCTGATTTATATGATAAAATTGAGAAGTATTTGGACGCTCCGCCTCTTCATAGGGGCGGAGAAATATTGAGGGTGGATGAAGTCTATGAACTTTTTATAGTTTATAATAAAGATTTGGATGGTATAGGGGATGATATGGTTCTCCATATGTTAATGGTGATTCAAAATGGTATAAGTACAATGAGTTTTGATATTTCCATGCCAAATGCAGATGATATCTGGAAAAATAGAAAAAAAATAAAAAACAAACTAGATTCTGATATACGAGTATTAGCCAAACAAATTAATGAAAATGACGAAGCACAAAGCAAGTTACAACATGCAGTTATTATACCACATACATCATTTGAACTAGAACATACTTCATTTATATTAGAATTGTCTTTAGTGGGTATATCTCTTATAGAGATATTTAATCTGATTCATGTTAATAAACAGGTACCTTTTGTGTCTTTGGGTGAATATTATAAGATTGTGAAGGATTTTGAACCCCACGATGATTGGTCTATAAGTTTACCTGATGCTATTGTACTTAAGGTATTACAGTTGAAAGATACGGTGGTTAGGGGGGTTGATAAAGCATTTATGACTTCTTCATATAATGATAGTATTATTTCTATAGAGGATGGTGTTATGAAAATAAATATGTTTTTGGATACTATGGCGAGGAGTATAAACCAGAATGAGTATATACAAATTATTTATTCTATTTTTCCAACTCTAAAAGACCTTAGGGTTATAAATAATGTAGAAAATAAGGTGAAAGGTGTATATTATTATCCCCGGACTACACTAAATAACTATGTACTTTCTGATCTTATTATGAATAATCCCCTATTTTCCTCTGTAATGGCTGTAGATGAGAGTATTAAAGCAAGTAAGGACAAACAAAGTATCTACATTCACTTTAATAGTGCAAAAACTAAAAATGTGACTATAAATGTGACAGAAAAAGTAGCTGTTCGTGGTGATCCCATGCTTAGGGGTAAAGATATAGTGGAACAGTTTAAGCCGGGTACGCATTATTTACGAGTAAAAATAACACATGCGGATAATCAGATATTGGCAGGTGTATTTATGGATCTTTTTTCCAAGTATCTTTCCCTTTATGATATAGAGAAAGATGATGTTATAAAAGAATATAAAAAATATATACCTACATTTGGTAATGAAACACTAGTTGATGAAGTAGATATTTACAGTATCCCAGAGGGTCTAAATAAACAACAAAGAATTGCCTACTGTGAAAATAACAAATTAGTATACGATGACCTATCAGGGAAATGTATAGATAAACTTCCTCTGAAAAATTTAGCCCCAGAGGTGTTTACAGAGGGATATCCTCCCTTATGTAATGATAAACCGTCCATTATAGCTGATGATCTAGTAGAAAAAGCTCAAGAAAAAGGATATAAGGTTATGACTTATCCCAAGAGTGAGGATGAGGGATTTCCACAAAGAAACTATATTTGCAAAAAACCAAATATAAAATATCCTGGTTTACGAGATAATCCATTATCTAATAACTTTCTGGTACCATATCTCCCATGCTGCTATAAAAGTGATCATTCAAAAAAGAGGGGTATATACCAATACTATTATTACGACCAAGAATTAGAAAAGAAAGATGAAGGTGTACCAACTCAGCAAGAATTTATAGTTACTAATAAATTTGTAGCTAGGGATAAGTTAGGTGTGTTACCAAATAATATATTACAGATTCTACAAATGTTTTCCTCTTCTAATGATCCAAGTAATATCTTTTATAGAAAAGGTGTTTCTAACAGTGAAAGTAGTCTATTAGAGTGTGTGATAGAAGGTTCATTTGATGCTAAATTAGATATTGATGATGAGGAAGAGAGATTGTTATATCTATATGAAGAAAGGGATAAATTATCTTCCCCCGAATTAATAGCCTCTGGGCGTCAAGAGATGTATGATTATACTAATCAAGAAATTATTGATAATATAAATGATACAAATATTTACTTGGATCCTAGTTTGTATATAAATATATTAGAAAACATATATGACTGTAATATCTATGTATTTACTAGAAGAAAATGGCAAACTGATGCTACTATGACCCTACCTAGATTTACACAATCACTTTATAAAACTAAAAGACGTTCAAAAAGTGTCTTTATTTATCAGCATATGGGTAGTAAATCTGACCACGCCACACAATATAGGTGTGAATTAATAGTCAAGGGTCAAAAAAACAATTTAGACTATAATATTCCATATGATTCACCTATATCTAGGGGTGTCAAAAGTATACAAGACAGACTACATAAATCATATGCTCTAAATAAACCTATTGTAACTATGAATCAAATACAATTACCACATAATCTAAAGTGGTCTGAACAAGGGATAGATTCATATGGTAAATGTCGTATGCTACGATTAGACTATAAAAATCATGATATTACCCTACTTACTACGCCAATGCAACCTTTAGTTGTAAAAGAAGTAGGAGGATGGGTTATTACTAAAGTTAATTCTGAGATTGCATTAGACTTTTTCAACAAGATAGGTGCTCATTTACATGGTCAACGTATAATAGAAGGTATGACAGTAGCATATATAGCCAAAATTGATGGTAGTAATATAACTTTGACTATACCCATAGAAGAAGAAGTCCCCAGGGATGGTTTGGATTATGTAGAAGGTGGGGGATATCCTGAAATACAAGAATCTGTTATGGATAAATATAACAAAAATAAGAAAATTTCTAGATACCTAGTTGAATATGCAGCATGGATGTACTCTGGGTGGATTAATAAACATAATAGGACAAACTCCCTAGATAGTATAATTTCATTTCAAAAAAGAAAACTTGCTGTAGAGGAAGGCTATATATACCCCAACCAAATATCTAAAACTTTTTCAATGAAAAGTAGCTTAATAAAAAATGGTAAATTAATAGTTTCTAATGAAGAGACACTTAAACGTCTTATCTGGTCCCTACGTTTAAAAATTCATAATGAAAAACTTATATTAGACTACCATAACAAAACCACAATTACAGATTTTTATCAAGATATTACAGATTTTGACCAGTATCAAAATCAAGTAATACTTCAGGGTGAAAATTCTGTAAATAAATGGATACGAGATATACACTCACAAAATAAAATCTTACATAATTCACCAGACCAAGGTTCTGTTAAACCATATTTTTTCTATAATAAACTAGTTTCCTCAAAGATTTTCCTCGCACAAAATACATCAAGCGTGGAGAAAGCAATAACTGTATATGAAACATGGACGCAGAATTCCTATAATCCCGGCTATGACGTAGAACCCACAACAACATCTAATTTTACTCTTTATTCTGTCCACTCTATGAATAAGATAGTAAAATATAAATATGGTAATGGGGGTCCCAAAATTCTTGGTTATAAGGTTAAATTCTACCACGACGAAGATGATGAAAAAGGGGAACTTGTATCTGAATTTACAGCATTATTACCCTTATAATTTTATATAAGATTTTTATACCCACGGAGGTATAAAAATCTAAATCTATATAGTTCAAGTTGAGATTGGTGAATACCAGCCTTGTATACTAGTGGGTACACAAATGGGATAACCACCGTCATTTGTAACTTTAATTGTACCACTTGGACAAGTACAAAATGATGCATCTGGGGCTTTACCAGATGCAGTTGTCCATGTAAACGCCTTGTCTGCTTGTTTCTTCCCGGGTTCTGGACCCATACATATACCTGGGTTAATAGCAGCACAGTCTTTTGTTGCTGCATAAGCTGGGTAGGCACATAGACAGTCCCACCCCATTGTAGGTACACCACTCCACCCAGCCCAAGTGTTGATACAGGGATTGTTGTACATCCCATTTCTATTCCATCATATTGTTCACTACATGTCTCTTGGCAGTCAGTATCGTTTACACACGTAGTTAGTTCCTTTGTACATGATTTTGTTACACCTTTACTTATAGTAGATATTTTTATAGGGGCTGGTATGGGTCTATAAATTATCCCCCATACAAATATTATTACAAATGCAAAAGATAATACTATAATTACTATAAATCCAAGATTTATCATTTATTATATATAACATATAAATGATCACCTCTATAATTATAATCATATTAGGTGTAGCTACGGCATATATCCTATACAAAACCGTTGTAGAACCCCATGTACTTAGACCCATGTGTCTTGTAGACACTGCAGGATGTATACAGATAGGATATTATTCGTATAAGAATTCAGTATTGGGACACATGCAACCCGAGGGATACTGGTTCTGGTTTAACGGCGAGTCTGCTTATGTTTTTAATCCCGATACAACTGGTTTATCGTGTAAGGATGGTAAAGATGGTATAACATATTCTCCAGCATATAAAGTTAATCCAGTTCTAGGTGTTACGAGTAGTTTTGAGTGTATACAGACTATAGATGAACTAAAAGAATTCTACACAGGTAAAAATGTGAGGTTTGAGTATCTCTATCATAGGGTACCGATGGATACATTAGGTGTTCAGACTAAGAAGGGTAAATCAGATAAGATAATAAAGAAGTTTGATATATATGATGCACTGAACCTGATGGCTCAGAAAAATATAATAAATATATCTAATATAAAATAGATGAAGTTAAATAAGTATCAAATACTTGGAATCGTTATATTTTTTATATTATTATCAGTTATATTATGGGCTCATTTTCATTCTCAAGGAGGTGGTAATAGTCCTATATATAAAGAAGGTTGTAAAAAAGATTCTGATTGTCCCAGTAATCAAGAATGCAAGTTTGACGCTGACTATAAGATGAGAATGTGCATGAATAGGGATCAACGTCTATGCACCCTAGATGATTCATCTGATCTACTGGAGTGTGATCTGGATGTAAAAGATAGTTGTAATATATGTATTAATCAACCACAATGGGCGTGTAAACATATACCAAATACAGAAGTAACAGTAACAAAAGCGGGTTCTGGCTATACTACAACTTCTATAGCATTTGTAAGTGGTGGTAGTGGCAAGGGAATGACTGTGTCATATACTGCAGACCCAAAAACAGGAGCTGTTTCAGATGTAAAAGTAATTAACATGGGTAGTCAGTACAAGATTGGAGATAATTTGACAATAATTGATTCCCAAAAGAAGGGAAAAGATGCATCCCTATCTGTGACTAAACTGGGTGAGGTTTATAAGTGGAAACAAGGTAAAAATACTACTGTGGTACCTCCAAATATTGATGATAAAAAGGGGTGGTGTTTACCAGATATGGATACGTCCCAGGTAAAATGTAACCAGTTTACAGGAGATATCATTCTAGTTAAGGATGATATCGGCGGGGGGTATAAGTGGAGTTGTTACTGTCCTAATCCAGATATGTTTAGTAACGAGCTTGGAGGGGATTGTAATATAGAACATATATGTGGAAAAGACCAGAATAAGGGGGAGTTGTATGTACTCCGTGAGGATGGAAAAGAGTGTACAGCTAATAATCAGTGTACAAACGGTTATTGTTGTCTTCCAGATACTGGGGGTGGAACGTGTTCAGATACAGATAAAGTCCCTGATGGGGTAAAAAAGCATTGTTATACAAAATGGTCAGAACAGCCTAATACAGATCCACGGGATGGTAGATGTATTTGTAACGCTGGTTTGAAATATGTAGGTAACGAACAAGGTGGAAATTTATACTCTAAACTATGCGTAACTGATAGCTGTCAACCAGGAGGAACAATGGGTGATAAATATTGTGACTGTGGGGATGGTTATATTGGCTGTCCACAGGATATACACGTAAATCAACAAGGTCGTAAAGATAAATGTAAAGATACCCCCATGTGTCTCTCTGACCCATGTAAACCATATGGACACTATGACAAGACGAATCAAATATGTGTCTGTACAGAACCAGATACAGCTCCCATTTTAGATCAAAGTAGTCCTGTGGGGTATTCATGCGTTAAACTATGCGAGAATAATGGACCTTGTGGGACGGGGAGTCTGAAAAGGGGAGACTGTGTAGTTACTGGATCTGGAATAAAGTCAGGAGAAGCATGTGAGAATTGTATCTGTCCATGGTGTAATAAGGGAGATAAAGAGTGTGATCCAAATGCTACAAGTACAACATGTAATAATACAAAAATAAAACATAATGGTCTTAGGGGTGATAATTGTAGTAGTGGAACATGTTGTCCTAATTTAAAATGTTCACCTATTACGTTTCCTTACGGGGATCGTTTTTGTGAAGGTAGATAACTATTTTTTAGGATCACTACAAAAACCTAAAAATCCCCCATGATTATGTTTACCACAAACATCCCACCCATCTCCCCATGCATCACATTCTTGATACCTACCACTAGTACAATATTTTCCACTTGGTTTATTTTGATTTGGTATTATTGTGCAACTCATTCCTGCATGTGCACCAGAACTAGTAGTAAGCCAAGTACCATCTGGATATAATGTATTTTCACAATATTGTCCTCCCATTTCAGGTTGTTTTGATTTACCATTACAATCTGTAATTTTAGCTACTTTAATGTTATCACAATTACATTTTATATATTTTGGTTTTGAAGTTCTATCAAGTGAACACTCTCCGCCATTACATGGATTCCCTTTACAATAGTTATAACATTCAAAACCTGTTAGATTATTATTGTAGTCTAAACATTGACACCAACCATTGTCACATTTTCCATCCAAACCACAATCACTATTTGCACTACATTGACTACCTTTACCGATCGCTGCCCTGTTCATTTTTGTACTTGTACATTGTCTTTGATCCCACCCTCCACCTAATGTAGTACAATCACAGCCATAATTACCTTTACCATCGTTTTTCCACACACCACCCCCTGGACATAGTTGAGTACTAGTAGCACATAGTCCCTTATCTGTACCATCAGGGATAATATGACCCTTATTTTCCTGACAATCACATGTACATCCACTATCAGTACATGTAGCGCCTGGATAGGCATAGTTAGAATTCTTCCAACATCTATCAACATGACACCTATAGGGATCATTAGGTAAATTTATATATGAATATTTATCTGGTGAAGTACCATCACATGAACACTTAAACCATGGATTACCTGTAATAGGGTCAAAAGAATAAGGGTTTATGCTTAATACACTATCCATGGTATTAATAGTGCACTTACCATCTCCAGGACAATCACTACCATCTGGACATTTATCTCCTGTTTTACATGTTATAGTATCCAATGTCCACTGTTTACCTAATAATTCAGCTGGTGCATCTTTCGTACCTGTGAGGTTTCCTATAGATATACCGTCTTTATTTGTACAAGCTAGGGAAGTACGACAATCATCACCTCTATAGAGGTCTGGATATAGACATTCACATTTCCATTCTTGCTGTTTTGTTTCATTATTAGTAGTCCATAACCATTTTCCAGTATAAGCTCCACATTCCCCTGGGGATTTCTTATTTGTGGGTAAACACCATTTACCCTTTGAAACTCTGATATTATTTAATTCATATTGTCCATCTCGTTCTACCTCGGTACAAGTAAATGTACCCTCACCACACGCGGAACATTTTCCTTCTGCATCACAGGGTGTAAGTGTCTCCATACAAGATCCCTGACCAGTTTGAGCATCTGGAAGTGTTGTTGGTGAGATATTTGGGTAGGGGTCATAGTTATACTGTGGTTGGTCTTCAGGTTTTATCATCCCATAGAAGGAAAATATAACTAAACATATAAGTACAACAACCACAAAAGCAAATATCTTTCTATCAAGATCTTGTTTTAATACGGTCATATTTATACTATATCATTATTTTTCTATACTAATATAGTATAGAAATAATTGTATATAAGTTTGTTGATTATCTTTAGAAATCTGATAAATGAACTAGGTAGGCTTTATATATCGCTTGAACTAGGACAAGGTAAAAGTAAAGATTATAGTATTCAGTATGTCCTAGTATGTTTGCGACAGTAGTAATATATACTGGGTCAGTGACATGCAGACACATTACTATCATACTGAGTTCTGGATTCATTCTCCTCCTAAGGGGATTTATCATTAATGCTGTACCTAGGGAGAATCCGGCGGTGAATTGTAGACAACATATGGTTTTCATTAGTAAGTATATAGGTTCTGTATATATATCTAGGGGCCAAATAGAGTTGAACATTTCCTGTGGATATGTATAGATAGTGATACTTATAATTATCCTAGTAATAGCTTCAATATATAATATTGTGTGCATGATTGATATTTGTTTTTTTGATATGGTTAATTCAATTGTATAAATTCTTTTACTTTATCCCAGGGTATATTTGGGTTTGAATGAGTACCTGTTGTTTGTATGTGTTGGGTAGTGAGTTGTGATAGGTTGTATATTGTTGTATAGGGCATAACTTCATCTTCAGAGCTATGAATGATGAGGGATTTTCCTTTGTATCCATTAAGATATTTAGCAGTGTCAAATTCTTTGAATGGTAGGGCTAGAATTTTCCCTAATATTCCTTTTGCTACAATGTAAGCGCCTGGGAGTGCAGAATCTAGGATGAGTGTGGGTATGCTATATCTCCGTGCTGCATAAGTTGCAATCGGGGCGCCCATAGCTTCACCATAAAGGACAATTTGGGAGGGGTGGTGGGATTGTAAGATTAGGGATAATATCATGCTGGCGTCATCATATAATTGTTGTTCTGTGGGTACTCCATAACTTTTACCAAATCCAGAGTAATCAAAGGCTACAACCTTAAAACCCAAATTTACTAAATTTTGTAGTTTATTTAGTCTATGTGTGACATTACCAGTGTTTCCACCACAAAAGAGGATTAATTTGTTTCCTGTATTTGTACTTGAGAGATAGGATAAGTGTTGATACCTATTGAGGGTAAATAAGTCTTGTGGAGGTTCAAACCATTCAGATCCTGGACGAAAGTATATAAAGCGTTTAATTATAACTACAACTAGAAATATAATGACTAGTAATGTTATGAGGAATTCTATACTCATGTTTTATTATGTATAGAATCTATTACTTTATGTGAGTTGTAATTATATTTGTGTTGCAAAAAAGTTAATACGATTATTTTTGATATGTTTTGAAATTGTACTATCCTTGATAGTTTTAATTCCGGAAACCATATATCCTATAAATGTATCGTGATCTTTAACCCCCATTCCGTTTAGAATCATATATAGTTGTATATTATGTTCTGTTGGTCCACTGGGTGAATATTCATCATCAAAGTCATCATCACCCCCATCCCCATAGTCAACGTCTTGTTGTTGACTATTATCATCATCATCCTCAAGTTCATCCCCAAATTCATCATCCTCAAATTCATCATCAAATATATCTACATCACCCTCATCATACTCTGTATCCCCGTCTAATTTTATGGGGGTAACATTATCCAATAATTCCCATGACCATGTTTCAAATGGTTCTCGTTCTTTTGCAGTCATATCTAACCATTTATTTTCTGAAGCTATTTTTAATCGTCGTTCGTCTAGTGTTGGGTTTTTACTCCTCATTTCTTCTAGGAAAGTACCCATACCTGCGTCTTTTGTACTTATGTACATTTTTCCATCAATACCCCTTTGTTTCTGTTGTTGGTAGTCTTTTGGATTTTCTAGGGGGTTCCCTTCTATTTCAACCCAAGACCATGATTCATATTTTTCTTTCTCACTGTCAGATAGTTTGGTCCATTTAGGTATAATTGAAAGCATTGCGTCTTGTTGTAAGTTATTCCATTTTTCTTTAAGAATTTTCATAATATTTTCGTGGGTGGCTTCAGATAGGGGTAAATCTTTTTTCACACTTTCATAATTATATTCTGCAAAGAATGTGAACGCATCTCTGGGTAGTACAATAATACTTTCATCAGACTTTTTATAGTCTTGTATATTTTTAAGTTTTTCTTTCATGTATTTTTTATAGGAGTCAAATTTCCCGGTAACAGGGGTAAATTTTGTATTTATCATTTTGGGTTTAATTTTGAGTTGTTTTGCATTTTTCTTTTCATCTTCAAATCGTTTTTTGTCATCTTGTTCAGATTTTATGTATTTTCCAATTTCTGGATCGTTTATTTTCTGTTCCTCAACATATTTTCCCATACCTGCGTCTTTTTGGCTTTCATACAGCTCCCCGTCTAGTCCAAGTTCTTTTACCCCTTTTTTGTTTTCTGCAAGATCGCTGGGGGGCATTGCTCCAATCCATGCTGGTAATTTTGGAGATGTTCTTTGTTTTAGTGGGGGTTGAGCGTGTTTTCCAAGGATAATATTTACAGATAGTTCAACTTCTGGTTTTCCGATAATCTTTTTACGCGAGTTAAATCTGTAGATACCAGTTAGTAGATTAATGATAGCAGACCATGTACAGTTATCATATTTATCTTCTACGATTTTTACACACGAATTATTTTGGGATACCATATTTTCAATAGAAGCAAGGCTGGTTTTCATACTTTCTATATTATGATCACTAGAGAATGCATATAGATAAACTACCATAACGGCAATTCGTTTCCACAGTACTTCTACGAGGGAAACCCCTGCATTACTAAATCCATGACAGTTTTTGACAGTGGTTCTTACGTATTTAGGTGTATCAACCTTTATTTCTTGGGCAGCACCATATAGTTTTCCACATGGAAGATATACTTTATCTAGGATATTTTCAGCCATGGTTGTGTTAATTTCCTTCCCGGGGGAATGATATGTGGAGACGAGGTTAATAACTTTACACA